AGCTCACCCTTGATTCCCGCAATATCTTCCCGCATAAAATCGAGCGCCGAGATCTTCTTACCTTTTTGCGTTCTGCCCGAAAATGCCGCGATTACCGACATCAGCTTTCCAAACAAATATTCTGTGTTGTGCCAGCCCCAGGGTTCGATCAGATAAAACAACTCCCATCTGTGATACTCTGTGGCTGGCATGGCTCTAACCTCTTTGATCGTCTTGCCCAGCAGTGACCCCAACCGATGCTCAAACATCGCATTGGGATCACGCATCAGTTTTTTGTCTCGGCCTTCAGCTTATCTTTGCTTGCTTTCTTGGCCAAAGCCGCATCTTCAACCATCCCGCTGAATGTGAGGATTTCGTTGGCCAGCCAGCCCACAAACTCGCCGCTTTTTTCATTGATGGCTGACACATCTTCAGGGGTGAAAAGGCGCCACGGCTGCACAGCCAGGCATCATGACCATAGTAATTGGTCGGATAAATTTCGCGCACACCGTTGACGATCTTGTTCTCGCCGTTCATCCGTTTCAAATAAGTGTCCTGGTCGCCCCGCGTCAATTGGCGGATGTAAAGTTCCTTGCCGGACCATTTCGCCAGATGCTCAGGCACCACCAGTTTCTTGATGTCGATATCGACCATTGCCAGAATTTCTTCTCGTGTTAGAGCCATGAGTTTACCTTTCGACTATTGTGAATAACTTGGCATGCCGCTTACCTTGATGGCCACGCTCAGCTTGCCTTGTGATGGCAGCGGAAGTTCAGGGTTCCATGCCGTCTGATGCCCGGTGAAAGAGATCGTACCCAGGCTGTCTGGCAGAATGATCTTGAAATTGTGGTTGAGATTGTCTTCCCACTGTTTCCGCAGGCCGGTTGCCTTGTTTTGTGTGGCATTCGAAGGCAGCCAATTCAAGACCAGGTTCACCGTGCCGCCTTCCCGCAGCCCCGGCAGATACTCGTGCGCCCTGTTATCAGAGCCGTGATGCGTCACTTGGATGGAATCTCTCGATTCCTGCGGAGGCACAACATCCACAAGCTCAGCCACTGAAGTGAATGCCTCAACGGTGGCGCCGTCGCCTATTTGAAAAGCACTTCCAAAAGCCCAAAATGCATTAGAACTCGCCATAACACCCTCCTAAGGTTGTGGATATCCGTCAGGCAGTTTGAGTACCGCTACCTTGATATCTGCATCATTGGTTGTGATGCGGATCGTTCCGGCGCTGGACTTCCAGCCTTTTGAGTTGGTCAATCCAACCCCAAAGACAGCAAAATCGCCTGCAGCCAGCGCATAAGAGGTGATATCCTCCGAACGACCCTTGTCATCATCCACGCTGGTGATGGTGATCGTCTTTTCTGCCACATCCGTGTTGTTAACAATTAACAATTCACGTCCGGTGCACACAAAAGTGTCACCGTCCGTGAGTGTGCTGGCTGCAAAAGTGAAATCAGCGCCGCCAGCGGCAATGGCCTCAAAAGGCCCTTTGACAGTTTGTGGAACAATTACTGTAGGTGCTGCCATAATTTTATTCTCCCGAACGAACTAAGTGAGTCCTGCGAGCTCGCCCCGCGGGCGAGCAAGGACAACCAATTGGTCAAAAATCTGATTTTGTTTTTCCTCAGGGAAATGACTGACCACATGCATGATCATGTCATCCTTCGTATCCCTGAATTCTCCACACTTTACGCACCTGAAAACTTTTTTTACACCAGCCCAGGTGACCTCTTCCCATAAAACCGGCTTTGACGTGTCTTCAGGTTGTTTCGAAGATTCGGTCTTGACCGGTTCCTCGACCTGCTCCACATACTCAGGTTCATCGAATGGGTCAATTTCCTCCGGCACAAAGTCCATAACTCTTGCGCTTTTCTTTTTTGCCATCATTCCACCAATCCGATCAAATACTGGCTCATCCAACGCCAGACATTGACATCAGGTTCAAAAATCGAAAACCCGCCGCCATCAGCCTGGATCAAACCAACCTTTTTCGTGTTTGGAGATGTTCCAATCCATCCCTTTTTCATGTGGAGCGCAGCCTGAAGCACCATTGAGATCTGTTCCGCTTCAAATTCGGTCTTTGCCCAGCAGTCAAACTGAAACCGCGGATTGATCACATCGCCGCTCGCACCCGAGCTGTCGTGCCTCACCTGCCTCGGCGTGTCGATCCGTTTATAGGTCACACACGGCAGATCTTCACCTGCAGGCACATGAAAAGGCTTGATTCTCTGGCCAACCAAAGCGGTTAAGGCCGTGTAGCCGGTGAGATAAGAAACAAGCGCGTCCGTGATGGTGATCATGATTTTGATCTCTCAATTCCTTGGCGGATTTGTTCGGCCATTGCAGCTTTAATTTCTTCCTGGTGCTCGTCTACCGCTGGACGTAGATAAGGTTTAGGTTGAATTGTCACACTCTTGGCAAAGACCTGTTGTCCAGATCCGTCCTCCCAAGAAAGCATTTGCTTGTTAATTGGTCTAATCACACCTCCTAACTCATGGATTCGTGCGTGATCCGAATGGAATGTCAGTGTTCCTGTTGCATTTTCACCTTCAACCTTTACCTCAACAGACCTATTACCGGCTAATTCTCCGGTTTGCTTAGAGAAATTCTTTTCGATATTCACAACCGCATTTCCTTCAATGACACGAAGTCCTGCTTCAACGGCTTTTCGTGAAGTCTGTGGTTGAAGATTTTTGGTTACTTTATCAAAGTCGCTCATATCAAAGGAAACACTCATTGGATTGCTCATAGCTTTACCTTTTTCAACTTCAGCCTGATGCCAGATGGACCCTGTTGCACAGGTCCTACGATCTCGAATCCGAGCGGTTCTTCAAGGGTTTCGCCGTAGCGTTTGGTGATGCTCAACCTGTCCTTGGCGTCGATTACAGTTCCGATCGGAAGTCTCACCGTGGCATCGTAGACCAATGCCGTATATTGCGGCGTATGTCGTTCATCACCCGGTCGCATATCCAGCCCACAAATCGTGGTGGATTCATCCGCGACATAACCCGCAACGTCCTCGTTGTGGCTGTCAGTGCCAGGCGCATAATGCAAGATCACACACTCATCCTGCATGTGCCCTTCCTGGATGGATCGCATCCGTGCCAGTCGGTTAATCGAGAAATTCGACATGATTATCCTGAGTCGTAAGCGCAATGGATTCTTTTGGCCACTTGATCACAGCCACGTTTTTCGCGCAGCGTCTGCCTCTGAACCGCTTCACCATCTTTTCAGCATGCTCGAAGGCTTGAGAATCGCTGTAATTGCCGCCATCCGCGTTGAAATCAATAGCCACAGCAGAAAGACTTGCCAGCTTTTCTTCCCACACATCCGCTGCAGCCGCATTCAAATCATAGGTTGGTATCCACAGCGTATTGGCCAACTGGCTATAAACGCCATCCACCATCGTCCACGTATAAGGCTCCTGCTGCAGCTCATCCATCAGCGGATAACGCGCGATGAATCCCTGCAAAAGGACATCCGAATAAGTGGTTGTGGTGGGTTCCGCCACCATCCTTCGTAATTCTGCGATTTGAGCAGCTGTCATAAATACCTTCCTTACTTGCGAGACCTTGGTTTTCAAGGTCTCGCCTTGAATCAAGGGATTTATGTCCAGGATGGTCGCAAAGCGATCATCCTGGATTCATTACTAATCCAGCCGGATGTACTCGACAAACATCTTGCCTTCCAGCCCGACTGTGGATGCCGATCCGGTGAAAGTGATATACTCACCAGCTTCCCAGATCACAGCATCCTCGGTTTCGTTCACCGGCACAGCCTGGCAATAGAACAACTTGCCGCCGACCGTGGCTTCAATGCCGTCAAAGGTGCTCAGAATATCTGTGCCCTTTGTGGCAGCCGTTGCACCCACACCAACATCAAGGTTGGCAGCGCCGGTGCTGCCGGTCTCAAAATAGGCATAAGTCCGAAGGATTCCGAGCTTTTTGCCCTCAGGGTTGAGTATTGCGCCCAACCCGCCGTTTGCCACAGATGCAGCACCTTCGATATCGATGCAAAGCATTCCGCGTTGTGGATCCTGATTAATTTCTGCTGACATAAAAACCTCCAGTTACAAAGATTTGATTAGACGTAAATTGATCCAGTTGATTAAGTGGTCGGGTTTAGTGACAAACCAAATCCGGCATTAGGTGCGCCTTCAGCACTGAAGACATTCGTTACCGTATCGGCCACGCCTGTGCAGCCGACGAACATATTCTTGCCGCGAAGGATGATGTGATGTTTGGCAGTGGAGCTGTCGCCTATCGCATTGTCAATGCTGGCGCCATCCGCGCCGCCTGCGCTCATGTCCAGGTTGTTGAAGAGACAATCTTCAAACTGCGTATTCCACGGCACTGATCCTGCTGCAAACTTCACCAACAATTTGCCAGCGGTCACAGACCAGCTCAAGAACTCGCAGTGTTTGAACTTGTTCCGGTAAACCCCGGTGCCAGAGATCAACAGCTCTGCGTTTGACTGCGCACGGATGATCGTCTGCAAACCGATGGAACAATCTTCAAAGAAGTTCTCTTCCCCGCTCAAGTTCAACGAATAACAACCTGCCCGTGCACCAGGAGTGGCATGTGCCATCCCTGCGAACATCACGTTTTTGAAGAAATTACGAGCGCCGGTGACTTTTGCAGCGCCTGAATCCGCAGCGGCATCATTGCCGTTGTAGATTTGGATGTTCTTGACGATACATCCATCACCCTGGAAGTCGATCACATAAGAGAGATCGAGTGCTGCGGTGCCTACGATTCTGCATCGTTGACCAACACCTGGTATGTCCCCAGACAATCCCACCAGGTGGGTATAGCTTTTTGCCCAATCAATTGCCGCTGCGGGGTTCAATGCAGTCGGACCGCCAACCAAAACAACAGTGTCATTCTGGTTTGCTGTACAGAGTGCATAAGCCTCTTCTAGCGTTTTCAATGGGGCTTCAAAGCTTTTTCCATCACCGCTTGCACTCACCTGAGGATCAACCACAAAGACCTGTGAATTGGGTCCAAGCGGAATTCCCATTAAGGCTACATACTTGCTTGCTTGTTTCGGGAATAATCCCATATTTGCCTCCACAAAACTAAAATTCTTGACGAATGGCTGTTGACTATTTAGTCATGACCGCGATCGGATACCGGCTGGCTTCGGTGGGTTGAGCCCGATTAATCGGGTTTGGCAATGCAATAGCTATGTACATCACCGCTTTCAACGCCACCATGTCTTGCTGTGCCAGGTTGTAGATGATCTTGCCTGATGCATCTTGGATAACAGCTTCTTTGAGGATTTCATAACGGATTTCCTCGCGGTATGCCCACACCACTTGGTCCCACTGACCGGCAATCAACAAAGCAGATGTATCAGGAACGCTGCCATCGGTCGGGAAGTAACAAGGTGCACCATCAAGTGAGTAAGGAGTTTTTTCTTTCGGATCAGCCACAAAGATGGGTTGGCCTTTTTCGTCACGTACATTGCGGAATTTTCGTTTCATGGAGGTGGATGCAATTGAACCACTCACCATGAAACCTGAATCTTCAAGTTTGCCAAACAAGCCAGCGGTGCCATCTGCTTTTTCACCCAAAATGGCTTCGTACATGTCGGTATAACCACCTGCTAGCGAAACAGTGTTGCCAGCGGCAAGTGAACCGGCGATTAAACCTGCAGCGCCCATGTTTGTGGTCCATGAGGCTGGAATGTTTACGCCACGGATGGCGGCATTGCTGATGGCAAGCGAAAAGGCTTTGATCAGCTCGGGTTTGCATTGCCCGATGATGTCATATTTACTATCCCTGATCACTGAACGTGGGATCGGGATTATGGCAGCCAAACCTTCAGGATCAAGATATTTATCCTTCCAGTTGACTTCAGTGGTTTGAATGAGTGAGGTGTCGCCAGTGATGAAATAAGCTGACGCAAGAGCGCTCATTACCGGTTGTTTTTCCTGACCAACAACCATGTTGGGTGTTCTGCGAGAAAGAGAAAGAATTGGATTCATTTCTTCCACAGAGGTCATAATTTCATCAGCGTCCCCTTGTGGAATTAACGATGCAGCATCTGTTCTTGAAATTGAATTGTCATAACCCATTGTTTTGCTCCTTAAACAAAATTTTTAATTGATTTACAAGTTTGCTTTTCGGCGAATCTCTGCATTGAATTCTTCATTGGTTTTAGGCGTCTTGGTTTCACCACCCGCACCGCTGCCCGCATCGCCGTCAGGGATGATTGCCCCAAATAATTCAGGGGCTTCCTTCTTGATGGATTCCCAATCCGGGTCTCCATTTTTCTTAAAAAGATCACTTGCAGTGGCCAACGCAAATGCCGCTTTCACATTTCGGCAGCCGATCTCCGGCTTGATTGCCTGTTCCGCAAAATTGGCGCGCTTGTCAGCCATTTCCAACTTACCCAGGGCTTCAGTTAGAGCAGCTTCTGCTTTTGATCCCTTCTCGACATCAGGCAGAAGTTTCTCAAGCTGTTTTTTGAGTCCATCGCGCTCATCTCGAGTCGCCTGGACCGTATTCTTAAGCCCCGTGGTGTGCTGTTCATAAAGTGCCTTTGTTTCCTCAGGCATTTCCTTCAGCACATCATCCCAGCTTTTGGCTTGTTGCTGCTGGTTGCCTTGTTGCTGATTGCCTTGTTGGCCATTGCTCTGTTGGTTATTTTGCTGCTGGCCATTGCCTTGTTGGTTATTTTGTTGTTGATTGTTAGACTCCATCTCGGAATCCTTTCTGCAGCCTCTCGCTGCGCTGATTGTTATCAATGCGCCGTGGCGCGTAAATCACTGGTTTTGACGATTCTCTACTCTCTATTCTCGATTCACACCTCCGCGCGTTCTTTGCGCGTCCCGCGAAATCGCGAAGCGAATGAGCAGGGACTTCCATTTATCCAACCGCTGGCAGATCATTCACCCCTCCAAATCTGGGAGTATCTCCCTGACCCGCTTTTTGGGGCACACAGCGAGATCGCGTAGCGAACGAGCAGTGCTTCCTTCCAAACATCAGCACCATCAGTTACTCCCTCCTGCATTAAATCTTGGAGTATCTCCCCAATCTACGGAATGGCTCTTGCTCACCAAAGAAGAAAGATCAAACCCTTCCTTCTGCCATCGCTCAAACAACTGCGGACCCAACTTTGCTTGCTGTTCATCCTGGCTCAAACCAGCGAACCAATCCGCACCCTTTTCCCATTTTGGAGCACCAACCCCCTCCACCACAGGCACCGCCTGGCAGTTCCCCTGCGGATGATCGTCCAACTCATCCTCAGTCGCAAACCGCTCACCATCCAGAAGAAGACAAGCCATGCACGCACTTTCCTTTTTCACCAGGCGCATAAACCCTTTCACCACGCCCGATTCCCGATACTGCTGTATATTCCCGCTGCGGTATGCCCTGCCGATCTCGGTTCTTGAGATCAACATTGCCCGGTCCAGACCCATCCCCATCCCGTTGGCCATTTCAGCAGCTGCCGCTTTGGGTCCCAGCCCTCTCGCCACCGAATTGATCAGCGCATCGGTCAACCCTTTCAGCGCATCCGGATAATCGTTCTTCAGCAAAGAATTCAACGGCGCACCGTTGCTCAAAAATCCTGATAAAGCCTCAATCGCACCCTTGTTCATAACTGGTATCCTGGGCAGATTTCCAACAGGAAAAGAAGCTTTGACCGCATCCACAGAAGCTTGCACGCCCAGCCATCCAAAATCACTTTGCGCTTTCGAAAGCGCCCCGATCAAATAATCCTGGTTGTATGCCCTGATCGCTGCCTGCAGCTCCAGCTTCAATTTCTGATAACGCTCTTCCTTCCAGATCATCTGCTGGGTAAGAGCAATATCATCCGTTTTCTTGCTGGCCATCAAGAGCTGCAAAGCTTGAATATCGGCATCCAGTCGACGCTCAATTTCAAGCCACCGGACAGCCATTTCCTCAAGCACAGATGCTTCACGAGAGATCAGTTCTTCCCGATACTCTCGCATAACCGCAACAACCCTTGATTCCGTCACATCAGGCATCCGTTAGGTCCTCCAAACCGGTGACGTTTGCATCAGCCTGCCGTTTTCTAACCACATCCAGCAAAGTCTTAGACAAACTGGCATCCATCTTCTTTTGTTCTTCCAGATCATCCATGGCCTGCTGGATCTCGACCTTGTTCCATCCCTGGCGCCGCAGCATCGTTTTCAATGCCAGCCCTGATGACACGCCGAAATTGATCGCCTGTGTTTCTGCCAGCGGTTGTTCACTCTTCACCCGGCCCCACAACGTCACAACATTGGCCTGGTTTACCGGCATATCGCTCAACTTCAAAATGAATGCACCCACCTCCTGCCAGGTGGCAGAGAATTGCCTGATTCGCTTTTCAGCTTTATGCACCAACGGCGCTTCCATCGCGATCAACGCATCCCCGCTGATCCCCGCGCCAACCTCGGTTAAATAAAACTTCGGGATTCGGCTCTTGATCGACACATAATTGGCCATCCCCTCAACCGCATTCCAGAACTTGGTCAAATCCTCGCCAGAGAATTCGCCCACCTGGTCCTTACCGTCTTCACTCTTGGGGATGCTCCAAACACCGCCCGGCACGTTTTTGAGCTGTGTGGTATCTGAATCGCTGATGATGAAACGCTGTTTGAAACTGCCAAACTCGCCCGCCACCATCATGTCCACGAAAGTCTTATTGATCGCATCTTGAACGGTCATCAGATCGTCCAGCTCGCTCGGGCATTTGAAGTGGAATACAGGGATCTCTCCAAAGGGATTGGTTGCTGGCTTATCCAGCTTTACACGGCTGAATCCTGATGCCGCGCTCGGCATTTCTTTGCTGCTGGATCGGTAATATTCCAGCCGATCCCGGTAATACAGCGTGATGTGCCACTTATCGTCTGTACCAAAAAACCACTTGGCCGCGAACTTCTTTTCTTTCGGATAGTCCGGATCATAAAAAATGTGGCACATGCTCGATTTATTGTGATAAACATCGATCGTGCCGTCCTCGCGCTTCCAGGCGATCACGTAGCTTTCCGAAGTGACTAAAGCGTCCTTGTGCACCTCTTCGGCATCCAGCTCAAGATGATATTGGTTCCAAATGCCGTCCAGCTTGTTGTTGGCTTCGGCGGTCGCTTTCACCACATCAAACCCTTTCAGGTCAATGCGGTCCAAAGTCGAATCCACCACCACCGAACACCAATTCAACTTGAAGCTGGCAAGTGAATTGCCAAAGATTTCAGCCAGCCGGTTGGAGCTGTATACCAGCGGCTGGTCGCCGTTGTAATAGTTATTCCGCCTTGTAATGCCGCCGTTTTTCTTGGTTAGTGTTGTAAATGCTTTTTCGAGATCGCTCATATCAGTATCCTTGATGGCTCGTAGCTACTTTTTTCTCACGTTTCGCATACTTCGCGATCATGTACGGACCGCCGCTTGCGCTGTCCACAATATCGTCATGGCTCCCGTAGGGGAATTCCATCAACGCTTTTTGCACAATTCCAAATGTGCTCGATCCGTCCACTATGCCGAACAAACCTTCCTTGGCTTTCAGGCTCAGGTTCATCGCCCTGTCCATCTTCGTCCCCTCAGGCACCGGGAACTTCACCAGCCCCACCATCGCCAGTTGTGGATCCTTCCAGAAAGCCTGGAAAGCCAGCGACTGAAAAGCCACATCCTCGATGCCCCACAATACCTTCTTGTTTTCTTTCAGGAGCATCGCCATTTTCAAAAGTTTGAGGAACTTGCCCAGCTCACGTTCCCTGATAAGATCCCGCCCGATGATCATGCCGTCGTCCGGATTGAGCGTTTCGATCAAGGCTGCGTTGAAGTCGCTGCGCTTGGTTCGCCCTAACGCTACATCCACATAACAAACCCACGTCCATTCAGGATTGAGAATGGCACGCGAAACGGATTTGATGTCCTTGGCGTCAAATAACCCGCCCGTGAACGGCCTCGGCAGCTGCTGATCCACGGATGCAAAAATATACGGGCTTTTGGCGTTGGTCTTTTTAGCTTCAACGTATGCTTGGCTGTAGCGCCATGGCCACAAAGCCTCACCCGGCTTTCTGCCAAGTTGATCCCCGCCTTTGGGGATGAAAAATCCGTCAGACAGATTTTTTATAAATTCCTCATCCGTCTTTGGATAATCCTCTTCATTCAATGCCAGCGCCGGAAGGAAAACAACTTCATATTGATCCACGTTTGGATCACCGCTGGCCATCCGCTTCAAAAGCTGCCCGATCAGATCGTTCGGGTCCCACCGCGTATGCACCACAATAATGCAGCCGTACTCGCTCAAACGCTGCACACCCACTGAATCAAACCAGTTCTCCAGTTTTTGCTGGTGGCTTTCAGATCGCGCATCGTCAATATCCTTGGTCGGATCATCAATGATCAACAGATCCACCGGGTTGCCCGAAAGACCGCCGCCCAAGCCTCTGCTGATACACCCGCCCTCGTAGGGCGCCGCCAGCTTCCAATCGCTTTTCGATGCGGAATCATCCGCCAGCATTACCGGGTCTTGCATTGCTGAGCGTTTGCCGAATAAATTATTGAACTCCTGGCTTTGAACATAATCTCTTACCGCTGCGCTGTGCTTGTCAGCCAGATCTGCACCATAAGAAATAATTGCAGTATGCACATCCGGGTTCCTTCCAATCACCCACGATGGAAACAACCTGGCAATATCCTTTGTTTTTCCGTATTGCGGAGGCATACACACGATCAACCGACCGTTGCCGCTCGCCCCCTTCGTTCTAATTCTCAGCTCTATCTCTTGCAGTTTTTCAGCCAGCAATAAGTTATGTGGTCCGTCCTTGAATTTTGGATCCATATACCGTCTGAAATAGCGATACTCTTCTCTTGCCAGCAGCCTGAAATCATCCTCCAATAACAACTCTTCATCGGGGATGATTGCACGGGCGCGAGAAGCACTTCTCGAAGCCGCGGTCTTGGATGCGGAAGTGCGTGAATTACTCATTTACTGGTGCCTTTTCAGAACCATCAATTTTCAACGCCTTGTTCACACGCTCACGCGCTCGATCTAATACTTCCTGATCAACTTCCTTCGGGCTGGTAACGGGCCTGTCATCCTCGATCTTCATGTGCGGCACATAATCCCCGGTCATCGTCAAAGCCGTCTTGCGGTCCTGGGCGCCCTTCGAGCTCGGATCGCTCGCACTGGTGGCTAGGGCTTCAAAAATATCTCGTCTGTGAGACAGCAAAGGCATGGCTTGCATGATCCCGATCATTTCATCAATTGCAGGGTTGTTCCGTCGCCACTCAGAGATTTGCCGGTCACTGTTCAAACCGAGCACGCCGGCGGCAAGATCTTCTTGCGTCTTTGGCCAGCGTCCAACCTTCGGGCTGCCAGCCCAGGCGATATACACAGCCACTCGCCACGGCCAGCCTTGATTCATCAAAAGGAAGAAATCCTCTTCCCATCCAAAGACATTCGGCTTTACTGGCAAAGGAATCTTTTCATCGTCGTCTTCGTCAATTTTCTTTGCCCAGTAAACTTTGGAATCCTCTTCAAACTTTTCCAGCGCGGCTTGATCTGCCTTGAACCTCAACTTCAATGCTTGAAGAGAAACATCAGATCGCCGTTGCGCCTCAGCCGGAGAAACAGCATCACTGGCTTCAACCTCATCCAATTTGAGATCAAGCGCCAGTTGGGATATGTTTTGTATGCTGAGGTCTTTCAAATCGAGTGGCATAATTGATTCCTAACCAAAGACAAGTGAGATCTGTCCAGTGAGCATTCCCCAGATCAAACCGATCACTGATAAACCAAGAGCACCTGCAATCCAGATCACAACCCTCATTGCCGGTGCAAGCTTTTCCAAATTGCGGATCCTTTCTTCGTGATCTTCAACGGTTTTCCCCACGGCTTCGTTTTTCACTCCATCCTTCTCCAGATCCTGCACCTTGTCCACCAGGCAATCGATCTTGCCCTCCAATCTCTGGAGGGCATCCAATATAGGTTGTGAGGATTGTGGCGGCATCGTTTATCCAGCCGTATCAGGAGTCTTGTTGCCGTATGCGTCATAAACTCCAACTGCCATAAACCCGCATAACAAACCAAACAAAAGGGCCAAAAACCACGCAGTAAAAGTTGTCAGTGGCGTAATTGCATAGCGATATCCGACGCCAAGAGCAAGCCCAAATACGAGACAGGCGATTGTCAACCATTTACCTTCAACGCCTAATTTGTTTTTAAGTAAGCTTGTGAAACCGGTACAGAATAGAGACAATAACGCAGCTTCAAGGATCAAATCTTTGATCCCAAGCGGATCAGCCGCATCGGCGGCAGCCTGCCTATCAACCTGCATCACCGCACTTTCACCAGGCGATCCAACCACACCCACCGGTGCAGTTGCACCGACAGGCACCACAACCATGGCAACAAGCAAGAAAACGATCAACAAAATTCCCAAGAAACTTTTTACTCTCATTTTTCACTGCCTCTCTGCCCCGTTCTTTGGGGCGACCCTGCGAAATCGCGATAGCGAATGAGCAAGGGCTTCAAAATGGATCTGGTAGGGGCGAATGGCATTCGCCCTGTCCAATTTGTGCGACCAACCGGTTAAACCAAAAAGCGCCTTCCACAGACGTTTAAGCCTGTGGAAGGCGCTCATCTCTTCCGGTGGTCCTCACAAATTCATCGGACCTGCACTTATATTATACATCATTTTGTCAAGCATTTCAATAATAATATTTATTATCTATTCATTATTATTTATTAATAATCAGTATCTAATAAATATTATTTATTTATTGAGCAATTATTATTATATACCATTATTTAATCCTTTCACAAAAAAGCCCAATAATCACGCTGTTTGCTTGATCAACTTTCCATAACTCGCAATCAGCTTATCCAGGGCTTCCTGCCCTGTCACCCAGGTACGCACCTCACCGCATATCCCGCAGCGGATCTCAAGCACAGTACCCTCAACCACGGCCATCACATCCACCTCTTCAGGTTCGCCTTCAAAGTCCACAGCCTGGCGATAAAGCAAAAGCTGATGGATCCCGTTTCCGGCTTTCCGCACCTGGCCGATCACATGACCGTTCTTGCACTTCCATGCTTTTTGCTCTTCACTCACTTGATCACCAACCTTTCCACCTTTTGAGGTTTATCATAATCACCTACCACCACACATGGCCATCCGCCCTTCATTTGAAGCACCACACCCGGGGGCATTACACCATTTTGAGCCATAACCGTCACCTCATAATCAGGGAACTGTCTGCCAATATAAAAATCAAAATAATCTGATATCGGCACTCCAAGAACTGGTTGATACGCCACCACTTCGACCATAATTACTTTTCCTTTGCTTTTGATGGATCACCAACAAACCTGATCACACCAAATTGCTTTGCCGCTTCATCACTCATTTTTTTGCGAGTTAAATAATCAAAGCCATCATTTGGCATAAGGTAAATACTTTGATCATCAATCACTTTACCTAAATTAAGAATGACTGGCATCTTTCCATCAGACTCTACTAATGAACCGTCCAAAGGCAGCTCTATCCCACTCTCCCGCGGATCCTCGCTGCTGTAATTGCACTCATACTCGCCGCGCTCATTGAATTCACTATCATCTTTTGCCATTCTCCCCAATCCGGCAATTAAAATACCTAGCAACGTACCAACCAACACACCAATCCCGAACGCTACCCACGGATTCATCACCCCTCCACTTTCTTGAACTCGATCACCCACACCCACGGGTTGGATTCCCACGGAAGACCGCGCTTCTCATTGATAGAATCCCAAAGCCGTTGAAATTGCTCATGCCGTGTGCCATAAGGACGTTTTGCTGGATCCAATGTATATGGCGTTCCCTCTGCATTGATATCCTTAAGAGATATATCCTGAACCCTCTCCACGCGGACGCTTACAACTTCAAGCAATATTCGTGATGCCCATCGAGGCATGTGAATGGATGGCTTCCAAATCAAATCTAACCCTTTCCAGGTACTTTTATAAAGACAATGACTTTGGTTTCGAAATTTTTCGGGAATCATTGAAAGTGGTGCATTCTTGCATCCCATATAAACAACATCATCCCATGTTCCATCAGCCGGAGGATCTGGAAGATAAGCTTCACGCACCCATAGCATCATGCCTTTTTCGTAAGGGCAATTGAAAAATCTATATCCTTCTTGTGCCATTCCAAAACCTACTGTTGCACACCAAACCCCGCGAATAAAACTCATTGTGTAGCTACGTTCATAATTACCTGGGTATCTCCAACTCGGTTGCGGTTTGATTACCCGTCTAGTTTGAGTCTTCCTACCTTCCAATATCGCACGCACCATCTCACCTGAAAACAAAATCGGTCTTTCCTTCATGATTTTTCCTTTCTTTACAAGGTTTTCTTTGCGCCCTTTGCGCCTTTGCGAGAGATATGCACTTAACCAGAAACTCCCACAACCACAAACCGCTCCGGCACCCATTCACCAACCATCAGCTCAACAAATCCATGGTCGTCACCTTCCCCTACCTCGACGCGAACTGTGCGCACCCGAGCATCGCTGTTTGTGCGAGCGAGAGGTGTACAATCAATGGCACCGCGTGGCAAATTCCTCACCCACGCCGCGGATGGCATCACGCCGTACACCCTCTTATGCAGCGTACTCGCCACATCTGCAGAAAAAGACAAACTCTCACCTGGTGCGATCCACCATAGCACCCCAACAGTCGGTAGACTGTTGTGCGTACCCAGGGCAGGCACGGAGTGCGTGTCCTGGGCTCCATTTACAGCGGCTTTCCATAACGGCGAATAATCCACCGCCCCGCGTTCCTTCCAATTGACATACAAATGATGCAGCTTCAACCCTTTTGGGTCCTCAATAAAATCAAAGCACGTATAAGTCTCCAGACATCGGTCAGGCACCAGCTTCTTGACCCAATACTCTTCATCCACCGGCTGCGCAAAACGGATCACCTCTACGCGGTGCAGTCCAGTCCAAAAAACCTGATTACTCACCACAGACTGATCACTGCCCGTCATTGGCAGACCGCCTCATGCAACAACCTTGCAGGCACCCCAAACAACGATTCAACCCGAATCAATTCAGCCTGATATTCAAAAGCCTTGCTTTGCGACTTTGCGTCTTTGCGAGAGCCTGAATTTTCAAGTTCCAGATCCTTCAAATACCACCAACCCGGACCAATCGTAGAATCCACATGCGCCAAACGCATATCCGGGTCAAAAGCCATAATCCTTCCGGTGATATGCCCGCCGCTCACCCTCACCAGGTCAAGCTTCTTGAAATCTTCCTTTGGTCGCATATCTGATCGCTTCATATGATTGAGCATAAAATCCGAGACATTATCCGCTTTACCAGACATCACTTCACCTCAGCAAAAGATAATTGATTTTCAACCAACACCGGTTTTGCCGGTTTCCGCCACGGAAGATAGTTCCATTCAACACCGTCCAGCTTTCTTCCAATTCCGGTCATATGAGATCTCACCATCACGTAATCATTCAGCATATCCGGCACCCAGGCCCCCCATTGCTTAAAGAAGAAAGGAACATCAGATTGCAGACACTGATCACGCAGCGCGCGTGCCCATTCAGGCCGCATCAGCCTGGCGCCCGGTCCAGATTCCCCCCCGCAGATAACAAAATCAACGCCTATCAAGGGTCTGTTATATTCATCACCTGGTCGTCGATCCAAAACATTTCGCAGACTCCAAATCTCATCAGGCGCAGGTGCTCCAAAAAAATCGTAGTTAGTTTTGTCAACAGCAATCCTTGCCCATTTTATTTTTGTAAGATCAACGGACTCAAGCATCGGCTCAACCGATACAAATCGGTATTTTGCCGGTGTCTTCAATAAGAGTGGAATCCTCTCATTCGCGCGTTCCTGATTCTCTGCAGTCACCCCCAGCCACACATTCTCCAGCGGATAAAACAACTTCCACTCCGGGTTGAATTCCCGCTCCCACATGAAATACTCAAACATCCGCTTTGCCCGTTTCGTCAGCACCACAAACGTATGAAGAGGATTCCTTTGCATCACTGAGAACACCTCAGATATAAATTCAAAGGGAACCGCTTCATGAAAAAGGTCACTCATCGAGTCCACAAAAATAACCTTCGGTTTCGTTTTATCGATCTTCGATAACCGCTCCGGGTGCAACACCACCTTCTCGAACATGGTCGATTGCATAAACCGCTCATGCATCGCCTTCGCATAACAATTCGCACATCCTTCACTCACCATCGTGCACCCCGTTACCGGGTTCCAGCTCTGATCCCACCACTGTGATCCGTTTGTCATCACTCCTCCACAAAATCTGAATTCCAACAATAGAAAGGCATTCGCACCCGGCCATGTTTCTTGCAAGTAGCGTTTGGTTCATCGGATGGAACCCCATCCATACTGGTACAAACTGATTCGTCAGCCTTTACAAACTGCCCACACTCCAGGCAAAACCTTACAAACACCGGACCGTCGCCTGTTTCTTCGTTTGCGTACCAAATAAGCGTTTTTGCTGAATATGCCTTGTGATCAACATCCATACTTTTTCATCCTATCTGGCCTACTTCCGACCCGTTTCTTCAATCTCACGGTATCCCCGTGATTTATATGACGGTATCCCCGTGTATTTTTATGAGGGTACCCACACAAACCACACAAAACAACATGACGGTATCCCCATACCGCAATAATCCATTATTCCGGCAGCTCAATTGCATAGTTGTATTTCGGGTTTTTGTTGGCGATCACCCGGTAGACTCTCACATCCACATCACCATCGCGAACCGCATTCAAAAACATCCATATGGCTAGCTTCGCGATCTGGCTGGCGGATGTCTCGTTATCCGCTGCTACCTGCTGCACCGCCTTGATCATCTCTTGAGGCAGGTCATACAGCGCCCGTTTTCCTTTGCGTGCCTCAGCCTTGGCGCGTTCGCGTTTCACTTTCTTACGGCTTGGCATCGTCATGGATCTTTCCGCCTGGCGTTTATCCCCGCCAGATATTGCAGCTTCCACCGCTGGATCTCTTTTAATAAATCCGTTTGAGTCCTTCATTTTTATCTATCCTTGTTTTTATTTTTTTCTTCTTTTTTACTTAATTCAGGATCACTCTCCCTAAATTGTCTGAAACCAAAAGGAAAAGCTATTTGAACTAGTTCGGGAAATTTTCTGTTGTGGCCAATTACCCATCCTTCATGACCTCTCCAAACTACGCATTCACGGTTTATAAATTTTTGCTCTTCCATTTTTCATGCCTTTCGTGTTTTTCGTGGTTACTAAAAAAGGTTTTCTTTGCGATCATTGCGCCTTTGCGAGAGATCAAAGAACTTTCATCAACCGATCCAAACACTCAGCATATCCGGTCAACGCCCTGCCCGGGCCAGTTTCCCACAGCGTCAAACCAAGCCGTGAAGCCTCCCTGCAGCTCGTATCCTGCGCCACCGGTGGCCACACCAGCTCAGGCGCATACTCTGCCAACGCCTTCAACTGCGCATGGCTTTCATTCGTCACCCGGTCATAGAACGTCGGGATGATCCCCGCGCACTTGCATTTTGATTTGGTCATAGATCTGACCGCCTCAAGCGAATTCAATGTTTCCACCACGCCATCAATCGAGAACTGATCCAACTTGGTCGGGATGATCAGCCAGTCCGCGGCGACCATGGCCGCAGTGTGAAGCACATCCACCGATGGAGCGCAATCAATCACCACATCATCCCAATAGTCCTCATAACCCTCCAGTGCGCGCGCAATCACCTGTTCACGGTAATCCATCCCGCCAAGGATCATCTTCAGCTTGGCCGTGGTCTTATCCGATCGGATCACATCCAGGCGTAACCTGGCATTCATGGCCACATCCTTCATATCCTTATCCAGGATCAGCCACTCATAAAGGGATGAACTTTTTTCAATCCCCAACGCATCCGACACATTCCCCTGGGTGTCAGAATCTACAACCAAAACTTCACGACCCCGCAGCGCCAAACCCATGGCCAGCGTCACTGCCGTGGTTGTTTTCCCGACCCCACCTTTTTGATTTACAACTGCAATAATGGCCATTATTCTTGCTCCGTTGATTTTTTCGCCTTTGGAGAGCGATTGTCATAAGGCGTAGAAACACCTGCTTTTTGCAAATAGTATTTGAGATCTGCAATCTGGGTTTGTAATGCATGAACTCTTGAAGGAATGGCGTGCAAACTCTCTGGCCAGCCTAGAGCATCCTTCATCTTGTCGCCAAACTGCGCAGCGCGATCACATTCCTCAAGCGTATGACCATAAGTGGCAACATACTCCGTCTTTCCGGCAGTCGCAAAAACAATCACATGGTCATAACCATATTTTTTGGCAAACTCTTTCAACTCACCTATCGGAATTACTTTCGCTTCTTGTGTCATTTTTTCTCCTTTAAACCTTCCTGATTCTTTCTTCCAATTAACAATGTTCCTGGCAAAACTTTCTCATCCACTTGCACTTCAATCCCGACACATTCAATTTTTTCATCACCTAGATCTGCCTGATTTACCCCAACGACATTGGCATACTTCCCTGTTCTCCGGATGTAAGCTTCCAAAGCAACGATGATATTTCCCTTCAACCCCATCGCCTTTTGATTTACCATCTGCCACAACAAGAAATCGCTCATCTTTATCCTTTTCAATGAACATCTTCACCAAAAGGTGAACACCTGGTGAACTTTGATTTTTCAAAGTTCACTAAATAAAATTACTGTTCACTAACTGCATGGCATAAAAACCGATTGGCCCATATATATATTCATAGAATTCATATATTCACCAGTTTTTAGCCTTTTTAGATATAAATCGGTAATGTTTTGAGTAGAAAAATTACCAAAAAAATAAAAAAGTGAACTTGTGAACTTTGAAGCCCAAAATCCGGAAGAAATTAAATGTTTTGTCGTCACTTTTTGCGAATTAAGGCTACAAAAACAAAGTACATTGCCCAAACCCCGTTCAAAGTTCACAAAGTTCACAAAGTTCATAGAGTCAGTCTTCATCTTCAACCTCAGGCAATGGTTCCTGAATCGATTTTGATTTTTCAACAGGTTTTGTGTTCTTTCCAAATGTTGATGCACCCACAGCAGCCTCTTTTTTCACGATCGGCCCTAGCTCATCAGGGTTGACGCCGTAACGCTTAGCCAGCGCTTGCATGTGCCGCTCATCCCAATACACAAAAAAACCTTTATTGGTCCTGTTGGCGATTTCCATCTGCAAACGTTCCCTGATCCTGTGGCCAACCTTTTGCGCTGAAAGCACATCTTTTTTCTTGGTATCGTTTTCACCAGCCTCATCCATATTCATTTCAGCAATGATCTGGTTGGCAATATCTTTCACGTGCCCGATCTTCATTTTTTCTCTACCGTCCGGGTCTTTCTCTACCATCGCGCTGTTGGTATCCGGGTATTTATAGATCTTCCACATTGCCTCAACGATTCTTGCTTCGATCGTCATAGCTTTATCCTGAACCAGGTAAAGATGATATTCATTCATGAACGTATTGATTTCAGCCTGCAGATCAGGGTCATCCTTTGCCAGCATCATCAGCGGAACAGTCACCTGGTTAAGTCTTGCAGTGATATTCAGGTTATAGAACGCCGGGTCAATCTCTATGGAGGGCTGCCACATTTCCAAACGCCATCTCAGCAGCGCATTGCGAATGGCCAACGCCTCAGCCTTCATTTCCATCGTTTGGCTGAGCGGAACTTTGGCATCCACCAGCTCATACGTTTCTCTTGGCTGCACCTGGAAGGTGATACACCTGGTGCCAACCGCTTTGTCGAAGAAATCACCCTGCATGGCAATCAATTTCGGGCAAAAAGTCCGGAACATAATCTCTTGGATCTCTTTTTTGCCGTCTACCTGCACCTCTTCACACCTGAAGATCGGGTTTCCATCCATCGAGCCTTGCACCAGAAACTTGACATAATCGCTGGATGCATCGCTTTTCTGTAAGTCCATCTCATCCAAAAACACCGTTCCGCGGTACTTCTCAACCATTCTGAAGAGGCTTGCCGTTGAGCTGGCACCGCTGGCAATGATCCTGCGATAACAAAGCAGCCCAATACGCTGCATCAGCTCTGATTTACCGCTTCCAGGCTCTCCTGTTGCCCTCAAATAGGGGATGGCTGGGTAAGCGTCATACACCCAGGTGAGCAAGATGTAATATGTGATGATCTTTGCGAACAATGGATTTGATAAAAGGTAAACCCGCTTGATGAACCATTCGATCATCACTACCAGCTCTTTGGTTGATTTCTTCGGTCCCAGCTTGGATGGAAACAGCACCCCATTGACCAAAATTGTGTTGGAAGCTGGCAGTGCAGCGTACTTCTTGTTGTTGATCGTCACCCGCGGGCCGCTTTCAATCTTCCCGTTCGGATCTCGCCAGGCAAGCATGGTCTGTTGATCATCCGGGTCATAGGTCATATCAACAATAAAGCCTCCGATATATCCGCCCATCGTGAATTCAACGTTCTCGCCATCTTCGGTTTTGGTATCGGTCAATGCGGTCTTGACCATCCGTTTGAGGTCTCGCTGGTTGATGTGCAGCAGCTCCGCCAGCTTGCCCTGGTATTGTGAAAGATGAAAATCTTCCATCTTAGCAATCACGGCAATCGCTTGTTTCAAAGCCTCATCATGCTCGGCGCCTTTCTTTTTTCCAGCATATTCTGCCATTTTTTCAGCGAATGTCTGGGC